TGGTATTAAAACCTTGTATTATTTACGCACAGAAAGTGTATTACGAGGCGATAACCTTCAGAGATTCTCGGATTGCGTCTCGTGCGAGAGCTAAACAATTATGATTTTTTTATAAGAAAGGTGCGAGAGCACCTTTTTTTATGATATGTATCGGTGAATGTTATCTTAAATAGTTTTTAATGGTTGCTTATGGTTTCACTTAAAAACTAAAGATATGAAAAAATTCTTTGCTCAAATTTTCCAAGACGAAAAAGGAAAATTTTCTTCAAAACAATTTGTTGGAATTGTAGCAGGTTTAATGTTGTGCTTTACAATGTACCACAATCAATTCACTGATGCTACTATCGCCCCTGCTGATTCGTTAATCAATGCTGTTGCTGCTCTTTCATTCGGAGCTTTAGGTTTAGCATCCGCAGATAAGATTTTTAAGAAAAATGAATGCACTTGCCAAAAAACCGAAGAATAAAAATTATGAAAACACCAATTACTTTTGAACAATTTAGCAAAGACCCAGTTAAGGGATTATTATTTATAGTAATAGTAGCTATTGGTTATCTTTATATTGACATTAAAATGAACTATTCAGGTCAAGTCAGTAAATGCGATGATCAAGTAATAGTCTTAAATCAAAAAGTTGACCAATTAACTGAACATATCCGTAAGAGTGATTCTGCTTTAGGTTATACTATAAGTAAGGTTGAAATGCTTGAAATATTAAGAAATGAAGGCAAATAATTTAAATACAATTTTAGCTATTATTGCTATTGCTGGATTAACAGCTGCGTTAGCTGACAATCCTAAACCTATAGATCCTAAAGAAAAGGAATTAAATGAATTGCTTAAAAAGTCTCAAGAGAGATTAAAAAAAGTAAATTTTTTAGTTAAAAAAATTGATAAGGTCACTACTGAAAAAGTAGTTGAAATGAAAGAAGACATTGTGACCTTACAAGAAGAAAAACAAGTTCTGCAAGAAGAAAAACAACAACTAACTGTAGAATTGAATGAAACTAAAGCTATTATGGATAGTATTACTATCTACTCTTCCCCTTTTAAGCTGGTCCCAATCGTATCCGATTCAACGAATTGAAGGTAAAGATACAGTGGTCGTTATGACCAAAAAACAAGGTGAAGACATAAATCTTTTATTTGATAGTTTACGAAAAGCAAATAATAGTTATGCTCACAAAATTGATTCTTTATCTAAATTAAAAGCTTTAGTAGATACTTTAGTATTTAGAGATACTCTAGTTCAAAGAGATACAATAACTAAAACTGTAACCAAAATTATAACTAAAAATGAACCTATGCAAAGTAGGTGGGGTATTGGGTTAAATGTAGGAGCGTTAAGTGTTATGGGTGATATGGTTACTTCTCCTTCACTTATAAATCAAATTATTAATACTAACGGAAGTTCTATATTTGTTATTTATAAATTAGATAAAAACTGGGGGACACGAGGACAATTTTTATATGGGTTAATAAGGGGTAGAAAAGATGAAGTTTGGCTTAAACAAAGCTTCAATGCAGGGTACTATTCAGGGCAAATAGATTTATTTTATACTACTCCCTCAATTTTAAAAGATAAATTAGATTTTAGCATTACTTTAGGACAAGGCATATCAGTATCTAAATACTATAGATCTTCATTTAATAACCCCGATTACCCCACATTAGCTTTAAGAAATGGAGTTTATACTGGGTTTAGTTCTATTGGGGGCGAAATTAATTTTAAATTAACTGAATCTTCTAAGTTAAATATAGGAACACAACTTAAAACATATTTTACAGATAAATTAGATTCATTTCAAAATACTGGAGAAGGTGATGCAATGCAATATACTTATTTTGGATTAGTATATTTTTTAAATAAAAATTAATATTTATAATAAAACAAGATACTATGAAAGAAATTTTTAAAGCCATTTTAAAGTATTTATTTGCAAATACTAAACTAGACGAAAAAGTTGCTGATGTATTAGAAACAGCAAAAACCGAAGTTACTAAATTAGATGAAAAGTTTGACGATTTAAAAGAAAAAGTTGAATCTAAAGAAGAAGCAACTGAAGAAAAAGTTATTGCTCCTAAAAAAAAATCTAAACCTAAAAATTCTTAATCATGGATATAAACAAACTTAAAGGACACGTACCCGACGCAGTTATTGCTCAAATCCCTTCTGTAATGTCAACTTTTAAAATTGACACCGCTCTTAGATTATCACACTTTTTAGCTCAATGTGGGCACGAAAGTGCCGGTTTTAAAGCTATTCAAGAAAATCTAAATTATGGAGCTAAAGGTTTATTGGGTATTTTTAAAAAATATTTTCCAACTGAAGCTAAAGCTCTACAGTACGAAAGAAAGCCTGAAAAGATTGCCAACTTAGTATATGGTGGTAGAATGGGAAATGGTGATGAAGCATCAGGTGACGGCTATAAGTTTAGAGGTAGAGGTTACATCCAATTAACAGGAAAAAGTAATTATACTGCTTTCGGTAAAGCAATTAACGAAGATATAGCTGCTAACCCAGACTTAGTAGCAACAAAGTACCCATTATTATCAGCTGCTTGGTTTTGGTCAAGCAATAACTTAAATACCTTAGCCGACAAAGGAGCTGATGATGCAAGTGTAACAGCTATCACTAAAAGAGTTAATGGTGGAACAATTGGGTTGCCCGACCGCATTAAACACTTTAAGGAATACTATGCACTGTTAAAATAATGAAACATACTTCTCTAGCTGACCCTATAATTTTATCTATTACTTCTTTATCTGCAGCTTGCGCTTTTATATGTAGTTATTTTTTACAGCTATATATGAATAACCAAGACCAATATACTGCTGTAGTTGGTGTAATGTTTTTAGATGGTATATTTGGCATCATAGCAGGTACTAAAAGAGAAGGATTCAAAACACATAAAGCACTAAGTGTATTAAGAAATACTTTTGTTTGGATAATGATA